CCTGCTGGCCGTGGCGCAGCAGCAGCGGCACCTTGGCGGACGCGCGGGCCATCTCGATCCAGTTCTTGGTCGCCACGCTGGTGTTGCGGAAGGTGACGCTGCCGGTGGACACGCGGCCGGTGATTTCCGTGGTGTCCACGTTCATCAGGTCTTGCTTCACGACGCTGTTGCCGAAGTCGAACTGGAAGCTGCTGCAGGCGGCGAGGTAGCCGTCGAGCGAGAGCGTGGAGTTGAGCTTGTTCACGCCCAGGGGGCGCTGGAACGCGGTGTAGTTGACAGCGGGCATCGCGGGCACGTCCTCGACGGGCAGGAAGGCGCCCGTGAATTCGAACTGCCATTTCGGGATCTGCTTGGCGTCAACGGTGGCCTTTGGGTTGCCCCGCGCGCCGGCCATCTTGTAGAGCTGCTTATCGACGACGGCGTAGATCGTCACGCTCTCGATATCGTCCGTCACCGGGGCGAACACCGTGCCCGCGTCCGGATCGCCGGCCGGCGTGTTCGTCACGCTGGCGGCGCATGCGCGCATGAGCGTGGACCAGCCCGGTAGGTCGCCCACGGTGCCCACCCCGGCGAAGCCGACGCTGAATGCGATCTTGCGGTACAGGGTCACCAGCGTGGTTTCCGAGGCGCCGAAGTGCGGGCGGATCACGCCCTGGTCCACTTCATCGCCTTCGATGGGCGTCAGCGTGACGTCGGACACCTCGATGGCGTTCGTGGCCACGGGTACGACGATGGTGCCCACGGTGGCCTCGATGGCGACCAGGACGGCCATTTTCTTGATGAACTTGGGTGCGCTCATTGCTGCTCCTCGGTGGTTGCTGCGGGTGCGGCAACGCGCACGCGCTTGCCGTTTTTCATCGTGTAGAGGCCGCCCTGGCCGCTGTAGCTGTCGGCCGGCGCGGTGGGCGCCTTGGGCGCCTTGGGCTGAACCACGGCAGCGGCCACGGGGGCGGCGGCGGCTGCGGTTTCCTGCGCGGGCGTCTCTGCCGGCGCCTGGGGCGGGGAGGTTTTGGCATTGCGTGTGCTCACGGGTTGCTCCTGTCGTAGTAGCCAGAAAATCCAAATTCGTCGGACCACCAGAGGCGGCCGTCACCCTCGAACTGCACGAGTTCGCCGCCGACGAACAGGACGGGATCGCCCATCGACTCGTCGGCGACGAAGCCGATCAGGGCTTGCTTCACGCGGCGGCGCAGGGTCTGGAGATCCACCACGCCCACGGTGCTGCCCAAGTCCACGGCCTGCAGCACGCCGAACAGGCGGTGCTCGATTTGGTCCACGTCGCCCGTGTGGTCCAGGCCCGTCCCGCGCTCGGACAGCGGCACCAGGTAGACGGCAGGGGCTGCGCGGTTGGAGCGCATGGCGGCGTCGAGCGCGGGGGCGTCCTCGATCTCGCGCAACTGGAGGTCGGCGAGCTCGCTGCGCAGGCGCTGGAGGATGGGCTGCAGGTCCATGGCCGGTCAGCGGAATGCGCGCATCTGGTCGCGGCCGAACACGGGCGCGGCGCCGTGGAAGCGCACGTCGGTGGACACGGCATTGGCCGGGGCCTGCGGATCGGCGCCGCCTAGGCTCAGCTTGCCGGCCGCCACTTCGGCCAGGCGCTTGAGCGCGTCGCGGTAGTCGCGCGCCACGGGGTCCTTGGACTCATCCGTGATGCGCGAGCCGTTGAGCAGGTAGCGCGTGATGGCGCGCGCCCACACGGTCAGCATGCTCTTGCCCGCGCTGGTGGGCGCGAGGTCGAGGGGCAGCGTGTAGCCGCGCGTGGCGAGGTAGCCGTCGATCAGCGCGCCGGCCTCGGCCACCGCGTCCTGCACGCGGGCCAGCGCCGCGTCGGCCGCCGCGATCTGCTCGGGCGTCCAGGCGGCGCGGTCGGTGCCGCGCAGCGTGGCGTCCATGAGGGCGTCGTCGCGCACCATCTGGTGCGGCAGGCTGGCGGTCTGGGCGATTTCGCGGGCGCCAGGGCGCTCCGCGAGTTCGGCCGTGGTGATGTAAGGCATGGCTCGGGCGGCGTCAGGTCTTGGTTCCGGCCTCGTCGCCTTCGACCAGCTCGCCGACCTGGTCGGCGGGCACTTCGAGGAGCATCGTCACCAGCATGGGCTCGGTGGTGAGCTGCTTGAACTGCTCCTCGGTCAGCTCATCAAGGGGCACGGTGGTAGTGCCGGACCAGGCGCGGCCGGCGCGGCGGAAGCCATCGCGCTTGGCGATGACCTGGAGCACCTGGCGGGTGGCGCCATCGGGAGCAGCCTTGATGTTGCGATCCGCAGGAGCGGCTGCGCCCTTGGTGGAGGTGGTTTTCTGGGTTGCCATGTCTTTCAGTCCTTGGGTTGCGATCAGGCGGTCAGCCAGGGGCACACGACGACCTTGGACAGGCCGCGCATGACGTTGGTGGCGCCGCCGGCCAGGCGCTCGGCCTGCACGACTTCCAGCGCGGCCTGCTCCAGGTTGGGGGGCACCCAGAGTTCGGCCGAGCGGATGACCAGGGGCTTGCCGTTGTCGCCGCGCAGGCTTTGGTGCGAAGCGCGGGCATCGGCGTAGCTCTGCACGTCGAGCGCCTCCTTGGACGCATAGGCGAGCTGCCACAGGCCCAGGCCGGCGTTGCCCCGGCCATCGGCTCCCCAGACAAACTCGTTGCGATTGAAGACGTTCTCGTCGGTGAGATTGGTCTTCGCGGTGAAGGCGTAGTCGCGCCGCTTCTGGTACAGCACGGGCTTGATGACCTTGGTGGTGTCCAGCAGGAACCACGCCGTGCCGCTGCCGCCCTGGAAGTTGCGCACACTGGCCTGTGAGCCAGGGGTGCCTACCGGGTGGTCGGTGTCGAAGAAGTACTGCCCGTCGTAGCACGGCGTGGTGAAGCCCGCGTTGAGCAGGCTGAAGACCAGCTCGTCGGGATGCAGGGCGGCGTCCTGGCCGAGCTGCTGGATCACGGGCGTGTAGATGCCGTACTGGTCGTCCTCGATTTCCTCACGGCCCACGGCCACGGTGTTTTCGAATGTCTTGTTCTTGATGGCGTAGTCGTGCAGTGCCAGGTTCTGGATCTGGCGCTCGCCGATCCATTCGCGGAAGCGCGTGATCTGGCCCAACCAGGCGTACTTGGTTTCGCTGGTGGTGCTGGGCACCAGGGTGGCGACCTGGCTCCACATGGGGGCCGCCTGCGCGAGCGCGCCACGGAATGCGCCGCTGAATGCCTGGTTGAGGATGGCGAGATTGCTGTGGTTGATTTGCATGGGTTGAAACTCCGTTGCAGTTGCGGGTCAGCGGAAATCGACCCAGACGCCATCGGCATCCACGTCGAACACCTTGCCGGCGCGGCTGCGGGTGTTGGCGCCGTTGGTCTTGGCGACGGTCTGGTCGTCCACGATGAAGCAGTCCTTGCCGAGGTCTGCCAGGGTGATCGCTTCGGCCGCCGCGCTGTTGGCGAAGCGTGCGGGGCGCTTGTCCAGGCGCACGCGCAGCGCGCCGGCCGCGCCGAGGGTGTTGTCGGCCGGGGCCAGGGCGGCGCCCGCGCCGACCAGCGTGGCGGAGGTGGCGCCGGGCACGGCCAGGCCGGCCGCGTTGATGGCGACCAGGGCGCCCGTGAAGATGCGGGCGCCGCCCGCTACGGGCGGCTCGATCAGTACGCCGTCGCGGCGCAGCGTGTTGCGGTCTTGGGTGAGTGCTGCCATGGCTGTGGCTCCTTGGGTTGCGGGGTCAGGCGGCGGCCGAGGTGGCGATGGCGGCGGCGCCGGCCTTGTATTGCTCGGGCGTCAGGCCCATGGCAGTGCACACGGCCAGCTCGGCGGCCGAGAGCTGCGCGTCGCCCTTGGCGGTGCCGCTGGGGGGCAGGCCCTGCGTTTGCGTGCCGGTCAGCGCGGCGATGGGCTGGGCCGCTGCCAGGTAGGAGGTGAGCGCGGCCACGTTGGTCTTGCCCAGGTTGCGTGCCCAGTCCTCCATGGCGGGCAGCAGGCGGCCGTCGGCCAGCGCGGGCTTGACCAGGGCGTCCACGTCGGCCGCCATCTGGCGTGCGGTCAGCGCCGCAATCTGGCTCTGCAGCTGCGTGACGGTTTCCACAGGCACGAACCTGGCGGGGTCGGCCTGGCCCGTGCGCAGGCTGGTGCAGGCCGCGGTGATGACCTCGGC